CTATCCCTCGCGCGTGTGTACGTGTGCGCGTGTGTTCCTATACCTACGCGATAGGGCCTGGAACGAATCAGGAACACTTGTTGTCGCAAGCTTTCCATCACTTTTCTTTCCTAATGCTTTCAATCACTTATACGATTTATTCCCTTTCCTTGCATTTTGTTGTTGACCTATCCGAAAGCTTGTGATCAATTGATTACATCGAAACAGACTAAGTGAAGGAATGCAGAATGTCGTGGAAGGGTAACCTGCTATCTTGCGGTAGCAATGCGAAGACAATCAAGGGTGACGGCTCAGAGTACTTAACCGCCATTATGTACTTGACGCCGTGGAAGAGTGCAGGGGTAAACGTCTGCCCTATGGCGGAACAAGCCAAGTGTATTGATGGATGTTTGAATACCGCAGGGCGTGGTCAAATGTCTAGCGTACAGGTAGGACGGGCACGCAAGACGCAATGGTATGCTAGCGATAGGCAAGGATTTATGGAACAATTGTTTGCAGATCTGACAAGCTTTGTCGCATACTGTAGCAAGCGGGGTATTCATCCTTGCGTCAGGTTAAATGGAACAAGCGATATCCGTTGGGAATTAACGGGGGTCAAGGGTTATGCTAACATCATGGAAGCTTTCCCTAGCGTGACGTTTTATGACTACACTAAGATAGCTAACCGCAGGGGCTTGCCTAGCAACTATCACCTTACTTGGTCTTACAGTGGAGCTAGTGAAGCATATGCCAAGCAACACGCTATCGCCAAGGTTAACGGGTTAAACATTGCCGTGGTGTTTCGTCGCAAGGAAAACATCCCGCAAGAATACTTGGGCTTGCCTACTATCGACGGGGATAGGGACGATATGCGGTTCTTAGACCCTAAGGGTGTTGTCGTGGCGCTGTATGCCAAGGGTAAGGCAAAGCATGATGCAAGCGGTTTTGTGGTAGGGGTGATGTAATGTTGGATGATATCTTAGGGGTGCTGGTAGTCTTTGCCTTGCCTGTTGTCGTGGTGTTAGTAATGGTAGGGGTGGGGCTATGACAAAAGAAAGTGATATCCTCTATGAGGTAGGTCGCTATTGGGTATGTAAAGACAAGCGACTAAATGCTTTCGTTGTCTTTCGTAATGTTGGGACGCATAGCGAATCGGAATCGGCCTATAGCCTAGGGAATGATGGGGCTATGTCATTAGCTAAGGCAAGATGTGACTATCTAGCTAGTCGTGATGTGGTAACATATAAGAGGGGTTGACAGGTTCTTGTCCTTGTTGGTAGTGTACTGGCAAGGACAATGACAAGGCAATCAAACAAGGAGTAAGGCAATGGCTAAGTTTCATGTGATACTGATGGATGAACTAGGCGAGGACTTTAGTGTAGAGCTGGATGCAGAGAACAAGTATGAAGCTTGGGACTTGGTGGCTGTGGAATATCCTGAGAGCCGTGTGCAATACGTGCGTGAACTAACACGCTATACAAGGGAAGGATAAGGCAATGACATACAAGCATGACGCTAAGGCCTATCAGATAGTGCTGATGGCAAGGGAAGTACACGAGCAAGCAACTAACCTTTACCATGCAACTTGTCGTGGTGAGGATGTAAAGTGGGAGGTGGAGCAAGTGAGCTACTACCATCAGAAACTTAGTGCTGCGCTAGATGCGTGGATAGTGGGAGGGTCTGACGAATGCTAACCTATGGTAACAAAGCCTCTTGGCTTAACACTATCTGGACTGCCATTGGAAAGATGACGCCAGAGAACGACGACGAATGGAATGATATCTGCACGGCTATGGCTTGGGTCGCTGAAGAACTTGACGTTGAACAGGAGGATTTGGAATGACACGTGGACAGATCATGTCGGCTATGGATCACTTCGAAGTGGGTAAGTCTTACTCCTTCGCAGGGTGGGAGTTTAAGTTTGATTGGTCGCAAGGGTATGTAGCACATAAGAATGGGAAGGTATTGCATGACTTTGATTCCTTCCCCAACCTAGTGCATGACATGGCAGCAGAGGGGTGCTTTGAATGAGTGACGATCTGATCGAAGCACTGCGTTTGCAGGGCTGGAATGACGCCGCCGATTGCATCGAAGAGTTGGAGCGTGAGCGGGATGAAGCTATGATGACGGGCCATGATCTTGCCAAAATTGAATATCGAGACTTGGTGAGTGATCTTGAAACCAAACTCGCCAAGGCGGTGGAAACGCTGCGGTTTTATGCTGCCGTTTACAAATCCCCTTTCGGCACTCGCGCCCGTATTGTGCTGGCTGAACTGGAGAAAGAGAATGACTGAAACCCGAAAAGATATGCACTTGGTAGGACATGGCACGGAGAGGCAGCAGGAGCGCCTTACAAGCAGCATCAGGGGTCACCTTACCTCAGCCATAGCAGAAGCTGATTGGCTATCTAGCGAGGCTCTCATGGGCCAGGCTGAGGATGATCTATTTTATCTTGAGGATCAGGTAGCAAAGGGGTATCTCTATGGATCACTCTAGTGGTGTCGTCTACCTCATCCTTACTATCGTAGTCCTGTGTCGCTTTGATCTAGTCATCACAGTCATCTACAATCTCTTCAAGAGAGGGGGTTGACAGGTAGTGAGAATGCCTGTACCCTCAGGCTTGTCCTGCCACCCTCCATATACCTTACTCTAAGGAAAGGCTATCAAGATGTCTGAACTACCTCGTCAACCATGTCCGTATGATGGATGCTACTCAACAGATGCCTTCAGCTACAACACAGAGGGTTATGGTAAGTGTCACTCATGTGAACGTAAGTATCCTAGCTGTAAGGATACACTACTACCTTGGGCTAGTGAGAAGTATCCTACTGTCTTCGCTATCAAGAAGGAGATGAAGGTGGCTAACTCCCCTACTACATTGTCTGTCGTTGAGAGTATCTTGACACCAGTAGTGAGAGGGTATCGTGACATCAACAAGGATGTGATGCAGTACTACAACTGCTTGACATACATAGATGCTAATGGGGAACCTGTTAAGCAGGAGTATGTCTACCCTCATGGTGGCAAGAAGACACGTACCTTACCCAAGTCTTTCCGTACTGAGCCAGGCTTCAAGACAGATGAACTCTTTGGTATGGACAAGTTCAATGCTGGCTGTGCTAAGGCAGTGACCATCACAGAGGGTGAGCTAGATGCTATGTCTGCTTACCAGATGCTAGGCTCTAAGTATCCTGTCGTATCCCTACCTTCAGCGACACCCTCAGGTAAGCTCTTCGAGAAGTGTAAGGATTGGTTGGATAGCTTCGAGAAGATTTACTTATCCTTTGACAGTGATGGTAAGTCAGATGGTGTCGCACAGAAACTGGCTAACATCTTCCCTAACAGGGTATACAATGTACCTCACGACAAGTACAAAGATGCTAACGAGTTCTTGCAAGCAGGTGCAGCTAAGGATTACTCCAACGCATGGTGGAATGCACAGAAGTATATCCCTGAGAACATCTTCAATACGACTGAACAGTTCCTCTCTATCATTCACGACGAAGATGATAGCAGCTACCTATCTACGGGTATCCAAGCACTAGACGATGTGATCCTTGGCCTTATGCGTGGTCACTTCACAGTATTCCAAGCACCTGAAGGTATCGGTAAGACGGAGTTCATGCGTTACCTAGAGTACAACCTACTGATGAAGCATGAGGATGTACCTATCGCTATCTGTCACATGGAAGAGGTGAAGAAGCGTGGTCTACTAGGCCTGGCCTCATACCTCTTGGACAAGAACGTAACACGTAAGGACTTGATCACTAACCAGACTGAGGTTGATGATGCTGTACGTACTATGACTGAGAAGGAGAACCTCTATCAGTTTACCATAGGGGTAGACGAAGATCCTCTTGAGATACTGGAACGTATCAGGTTCTTGTCGCAAGCCTGTGGTGTACAGTACATCTTCTTCGAACCTATCCAAGACCTAGCCTACTCACGACAAGGAGATGAGAGTGTCGAACAGTTCTTGTCGCAGCTATCTACTAAGCTATCACGACTAGCCGCTGAGCTTAACGTAGGTATCGTAACCATTGCCCACGAGAATGATGATGGGGCTATACGTGACTGTCGCATGATTGGTAAGAGGGCCTCCGTTGTAATCAAGCTTAAGAGGGACCAGATGTCAGAGGATAATGATGCACGTAACACCACGGAATTGTTGGTATTAAAGAACAGACCGACAGGCACTACGGGATTTGCAGGACAGTTGTTCTTCAACTCCGATACCTTCACCCTAGCTGAGAAGTATGCAGGTAACCAATGATCTATGTAGCAATCATCCTCTACACTATGGGTGCATTCCTTTATAACATCCACCAGATGACAGTCATCCACTTCAGGAACATAAAGGAATACAGTAGCCTTAACGTCACGATGGACTCAGTGTTCTGGCCTATCCATGTACTAGAGATGATGATACACGTACTACTTAACCCAGATGGGGACGACGAAGATGACGATGATGAGGGAACACAGTAAGCGGGTAGC